CTAGATCTCTACGAATACTTGAAAGATTATGTCAATGAATTTTTGCTTGATCAGAAAATGAGAACCACAGTTTATATGATGGACTTACAAAATGAAATCGCAGAAGACCCAACAATTCTAGAAACCTCTATGACCGAAGGTTCAGAAGTTTTTAACTTCAAAATTTTAAAAGATAATATGACAATTTGTCATAGATCGTTAGATGCAAAAATTTTCCCACCTAAAATAAGATACACCGTAGACATACGCCAGCAAGTAAAAACTGTACTTCGAGACCTAACTGACATTTTTTCATCCGAAGAATTTGAGACAAATTACCTTGACTATAGCCTAGTTTGATTGTATTTATCAAAACATAAAAACATATAAAGTATGTCAAGGAACTTTGAGTATTTAGGTGAAACATTTCAAATCCAACTTATAAATCAACTGATTGTAGAAAAAGATTTTTCACACACTATCCTTGATGTATTAGAACCAACACACTTTGAAAACAAGTATTTCAAAACACTTGTTCAACTTATCAAAGAGTACTACACAAAGTATGAGTGTTCACCATCTTTCGAAACTTTGTTTCAAATAGTGAAGAGTGAATTTCCTCAAGAGTTGATGTTGAAAATCTTAAATGACACAATCACTAAGATCCAAAAAGCACCGACCGATGGAACAGCATTTGTTCAGGAGAAAGCTTTGAAGTTTTGTAAACAACAAGAGCTTCAAAAGGCAATCACCAAGTCCCAAAAGATTTTGGACAGTGGTGAATTTGAAAACTATGATAAGTTAGAGGAGTTGATCAAGTCGGCTCTTCAAGTTGGTGAGAATAACAAAAACGTTGTTGACGTATTCAATGATCTAGACGATCTTCTCAGAGAAGATTTTAGACACCCAATTCCGATGGGAATACCTGGATTGGATAATCTACTGAAAGGTGGTTTGGCTAAAGGAGAATTAGGTGTTATATTAGCTGCGACTGGGGTTGGGAAAAGTTCAATTCTCACAAAAATTGCAAACACAGCATTTAATTTAGGATATAATGTACTACAGATATTTTTTGAAGACAATCCAAAAGTTATCCAAAGAAAACATTTTACAATATGGACAGGTATTGCGCCTGATAGTTTACCGAATCACAAAGAAGAGGTTTTAGCTAAAGCCGAAGAAATAAAAAACAATTTCAAGAATAATTTGTATATCAAAAAAATGGCATCTGACACTTATACGATGACACAAATTAAAAGTATGGTTCGAAAAATGATAGCTGATGGTAATCCTGTTGATATGATTGTTTTAGATTATATTGACTGTGTAGTTCCAGATAAAAACTTGGGGGATGAATGGAAAAGTGAAGGTTCAGTTATGAGAGGATATGAAGCTATGTGTCACGAGATTGGTGTTGTAGGTTGGACCGCCACACAAGGAAACAGAAGTAGTATTTCATCTGAAATTGTAACTACAGACCAAATGGGTGGATCAATTAAAAAAGCCCAAGTTGGTCACGTCATTATCACAGTTGCTAAAACTCTTCAACAAAAAGAGGCAGGACTTGCAACAATAGCCGTCACTAAATCAAGGATCGGTAAGGATGGTGTTGTCTTTGAAAACTGTAAATTTGATAACGAAATGTTAGTTATCGACACAGAAAATTCAGTTACTTTCTTAGGTTTTGAAGAAAACAAAGAAGAAAGAAAACGTGATAGAATCAAGGAATTGATGGAACAAAGACAACAAAGATTAGCAGAAAAAACAAACAATTAAATTAAATTTATTAACTATGGAAAAGATTTTAACAGAAAATCCGAATCGTTTTGTCCTATTCCCAATCCAACATGAGGATTTGTGGAAGTTGTATAAACAAGCCCAATCTTGTTTTTGGACAGCGGAAGAAATCGATCTACAACAAGATCTCACAGACTGGGAAAGACTAAACGAAGGTGAAAAATACTTCGTTAAGAATGTATTGGCATTTTTTGCAGCATCAGATGGTATTGTAAATGAAAATCTAGCGGAAAACTTTCTCAAAGAAGTTCAGTACACAGAAGCTAAGTTCTTTTACGGTTTTCAAGTAATGATGGAAAATATCCATTCAGAAACTTATTCTCTACTGATTGACACATACATCAAAGATAAAGAAGAACAAAATATACTCTTCAACGCTATTGATACGATTCCAGCGGTACAGAAAAAAGCTGAGTGGGCACTCAAATGGATTAGTTCCGCTTCATTCACTGAAAGATTGATTGCTTTTGCGGCCGTAGAGGGAATTTTCTTTTCTGGTTCGTTCTGTTCAATTTTTTGGTTGAAAAGACGTGGACTTATGCCTGGACTAAGTTTTTCTAATGAATTAATTTCACGTGATGAGGGTTTACATACAAACTTTGCAGTGCATTTGTATCGTCACCATATTGAGAATCAATTACCAAAAGAACGTGTCTTAGAAATTCTTACTTCGGCACTCACAATCGAGAAAGAGTTTATTACTGAATCACTCCCAGTAGATCTTATTGGTATGAATGCAAAATTGATGTGTCAATATTTGGAATATGTTACAGATAGGTTGCTAGTTGATTTAGGTATTGGTAAGGTTTATAATTCTGAAAACCCATTTGATTTTATGCAAAATATCGCTTTGGAGAATAAGACAAACTTCTTTGAGAAGAGAGTTTCAGATTATTCTAAAAGAGGTGTGGGTGATGTAATTGAAACTAAAGAAATAAATTTTGAAGAGGATTTTTAAAAATTAAAAACAATGGAAGTTGTAAAAAGAGACGGTACTAGAGAATATGTGAAGTTTGAAAAAATTTCATCAAGAATAAAAAAACAAACCTATGGTTTGAACGAAGACTATGTGGACTACTTTGAGGTTTCCAAAAAAGTAATTGCTGGTTTGTATGATGGTGTCACAACCGAAGAATTGGATAGGTTAGCTGCTGAGACATCCGCATCACTAGTGACCAGTCACCCAGACTATTCAACACTTGCGGCTCGTATTGCGATCACCTCGTTGTATAAAAGAGTCGATAAAAGATTCACCGCAACAGCTGACAAATTATACCACTACATCAATCCAAAAACTGGTGAAAAGGCTGGTATGATTTCAGATGATGTATACAAAGTAATTGTGAAGAACGCAAAAGAGTTGGATGCTATGGTAGTACATGATCGAGACTTCAACTTTGACTACTTTGGTTTTAAAACATTGGAGAAGAGTTACTTGTTGAAAATGTTTGGTGAGGTTGCGGAAACACCACAACATTTATACATGCGAGTTGCCGTAGGTATTTGGTTAGACGATTTGGAAATGGTTCAAAAGACCTACGATATGTTGTCTCAAGGATTGTTTACTCACGCAACACCAACACTTTTTAATGCGGGTACAAAAAGACCACAACTAAGTTCGTGTTTCTTGTTGGATATTGACGATGACTCAATTCCTGGAATTTATAAAACATTATCAGACTGTGCTGTAATTTCACAGAATGCTGGGGGTATCGGAGTAAACATCCATAAAATCAGAGCTAAAGGCTCTTATATTAAAGGTACTAACGGAAGTTCAAATGGTATTGTACCGATGTTAAAGGTCTTCAATGAAACCGCCCGTTATGTTGATCAGTGTTTTGTACCTGAAACTCAAATAGAAACTTCACAGGGTAATAAGATGATTTCTGAAATAGTTACTGGAGATCAAGTACTCACCTCTGATGGGTCATTTAGGAATGTTTCAAAAGTCAATAAGTTTGAAAAAAAAGATAGAGACTTAGTTGTTATCAAAACTACAGTGGGTGAAAACATCGTAACAGATGGACATTTATATCTTGCGATTAAAAATGGTAAACAACACAACGATTTGAATAAAAAAATTCAGAGTAAATTAATTCTTCCCGAATGGATCGAAGCAAAAAATTTGACAACTGATGATATTTTGATTAAATTGAATTAACTTTGACCTCCACCTTGATATTTATTTTGAAATAGGAGTATGAAAAATTTTTATTCAGATGATAAATCGGGGAAAAAAAAGAAGTATGGTTATATGATTACCCACCATCCGCACATTACTAAACAAATACTAGATTGGGCAAAAAAAAAGAATCTCTATGGTATACCATTCGATGAATTATCGTATTTAAAGTTTTATAATATGGAATCAATTCCATCAGACGAAAATGGTTATAAACAT